TCAGCCGTTTTTGCCGAAAACCTCTCTCTTCACCCAAGCCGGCGCGGTTTCCGGGTTCAGATACATGCGCACAAGCGCGCGTGATCGGCCGGTGCGTTTTTGGATCTGATTGAACGCTAAGCCCTCGTCGTCGCGCATCCGTTTCCACTCTCGCACCTCATCAGCGCTAACTGCCTTGTCGCTCTTCCTCGACTTTCCATCGAGCGCCAACACCGTGCGGACAGCATCGCGCTTTATTGCCTCGATTGCCGCCAGCCGATCAATACATCTAGCCTTGAAGTCGGCCAAATTGGCGTTTCCGCGAGCTGCAAAGGCGATCCGAAAAACCGCCTCGCTACTGATAAACCAAGGTGCCTGCTCTACGGACCCGCTTCCCACCAGAATCTGGCGCGCGTGGTCGCCGAGCTGCCCCAACCAATAGCTCCGCTCTGCCTTCACGCGGGTGCAGACATCGGCCAGCGAGTACCACTCTTCACCGTCGATCATGGCCTTCCTGACAGGCCTCTTAAAAACTGATGTCGCTGGCATGATCGGTTCTCCTCTTTTCGCAATTTCGCATCATTGCTTTCAGCTCCCAAAGCGTCGAGACTTGTGCTGACAGTATTTTTTCCCCTCGGGACTCCGGCGAAATAGCTGTTAAGGCTATTGCCGCTGTAATTCGTTCGATGAAGGAGATGGATTGGCAGACAGACCTTCCGCGGATGAAATCATGGATGCCGTTCGTGCCTCCGGCTACCTCATGGAGCAGGAGGTGGCTAGCGAGTTCGAACAGCTAGGCTTCACGGTGCGGACAAATGTGCCGTTTGAGGATCCAGACGAACTAAAATCTCGCGAGATCGACGTGCAAGCGGTTCAACCACTCGCTGTAAATCGCGAAGCCAAGCTTGCTGCGCGTGCAGAACTGCTTGTCGAGTGCAAAAACTCTACGAATCCATTCGTTTTCATCGCGCGTCCAAAAAATCATGAGGACAAGGAAACGGCACCAATGGAGTTTTTGTTCCCATATCCAAGCTACCAGAAGCAGAAGCATGTCGGCCCCAATTCAATTATGACGAGGCAAATCAGCCCCTATTATCACTTGGGGTTCCAACGAGTGCATCGTGAGTATGAACAGGCATGGAAGGCCGTGCAATTTTGCCGGATCGACAGGAAGGGGAAACAATGGTCGGCCAATCATGGCGGGATATATGACTCCATTTTTTACCCTATGGCTAAGGCTTTGAAGTCCCGCCATAGGGAGATACCAATCGCGAGGCAGGAAGATGAATGGCGCTATTTGTGGCTGTTCTTTCCACTCATCGTAACTTCTGGCGACCTCTTCTTGATCGATTCCGCAGCGGACGATCCTCAACCCCTTAAAGTCGATCACGTCACATTTAAGAGGGAGCTCAAGTCTGAGAGCCTAGACGGCACGTTCGCTCTGACATTCGTGCGCCAACAAAACCTCACCGAATTTGTGCAGTCGGTGCTCCAGCCAATTATCGATCTAGCAATCGAGCTCGTTGAGAGTCGGGGTGACTTTGTAAAACAGCGCGTGCTCCCATGGGAGGAGTGACGCCATTCCAAGCAACCTTTCCGCTCACTGCACGGTCTTCCTCACCACCGCCATCGCCTCATCCGGATCGTGATCCGGAAAGACCTCGCGAAGCTGCTGCTCGGCCAATTGGACCGACCGCGCAGTCGGCGTCTTGGCGGGCTTCATTGAGATCTCGAAACCGGAAAGCCCCTTGATGACGAGCTCGGCGATCACGCGCTCGGCTTCCTCGCGGGTCTGCCAGTTCTTGTCCCCGAACGCCTTTCGAACGTCCTTCGAGGCGGATTTGAGCGGCACACAGATGGCGGCTCGCAGGGTGCTTTTGGGTACTTTCATCGGAGATCCTCACGTCGTTTCGTGTTGACCTCTCCATCCGACCGATCAAATCGCATGCCGGCCTCGGCCGGTCAATGGCAAGAGCGCGCTCGCGATTGTGCGCGCGCCGCGTTATGATCGCGACATGGCTTCCGACCACGAAGACGACGAGTTCCCCCGCCCCGCGCTCCAGGCATGGCTGAAGGTCGCGGGTTGGGCAGTGCTCGGGTTCGGGCTTTGGGCGCTATGGACGCTCTATCCGATGCTTCAGTGACGGGCGCTTCGATCGGGCGGCCTGAACTGGCTCCAAGCTTCGGTCAGCGCCAGGCCAATCAGGTAGACGAGGAATTCGTCGCCCTCGCGCCGCGCTGCCGCCAGCGCGCATTCCAGCATGTAGATCGTATCCATTCCCGTGCCCTCCTTTGGTGGGCCGGGAACCGTGATGTGCGATCCCGAGGGCTCGTATCCCTACAAGTTGGGCGGTGGTGTCACATAAGGCAAGATGACTGGTGGGCGACAAGACGTGCCGGGCCAGCGGAATTCATGCCAGGTCCGTTTCACTATTTACGGATGAGCTCCAATATCCCTGCCGGCGGTCCGTCGTCGGCCGTATGTGGCGGAGCGGGGCGGAATAGGGCGTTCAGGATCAACGCCCTTTCGGCATCCGTGATTTGAGTGCCTTCGTCTTTAGCCAGCCCCAGATAGGTCATCACCATAACTTTGCGGTGCCGGGCGTCAGCTGCGGCCTGCATATTCTGCACGAACCCGCGACTGAAGTGTTTCAGTATCCAGCCAAGTCCCAGGGCGATGATCGAAATAAACGCGACACCGCCAACACCTGCATCCTTAAGGAATGACGATAGGGTACCTGAAAGATCGGCCCACCACTGGACGAGGTAGTAAGCCACGCCGACGACGGTTCCGACAAAGAGGAAGAGCCATCCCGCAGCGGCCCATGATGAACGAGAGGCAATCTGTGACCAGTAGTTTGCGGGAGCCTCGAGTTTGAGCTTTTCGCTATATGTCTTTTCAAGGAGAGCTATCTCGCTTCTTCGCGTATCCAACTCGGCCTTCAATTCGGCCATGTACTCCCGCGAGGCGGTTTCACGATTGCTCAATTCCCTCAGCGCAGTCTCAAGGCCCAAGAGATTGGCGGAAGCGTGCATGGCCGGATGCATCTTCCAGACAATAAGCTGGCCCGCCAGGTAATGAAGCAGTGGCGGTTGTAGATTGAGTTCGTGCCAGAGATATCGCGAGAACAGGAGTACGCCTTCCAGCGCTGCCTGAGACAGTTCCTGATTGTAAGATATTTCCTTCGCGGTGTGCCCTTCGCTCAGGATCAGGTCGAGCGAGTTAGCAGCCGATAGCGCGCTACCTAGCCTTTTCGCGAAATCAGGTTTTGAGAGGTCTTTGCGAAGATCGGCCCAGAAGTTGGCATAGACATGAGCGATCGACTTTATCGACGCCCGATGGTTGTCTATGCGAAATTCGGTCGGCGCTAGAACTTCGCCCCAAAACGTTGCTTCGCGATCTATCCACTCGCCGACTTCCTCGAGAGACATCAAACGAGTTTCGACCCCCTGCCTTGGACAACCAACTTCATAATTGGTCTGTTCCTCGCGGAGCTCAGTATCGCTCATGTTAAATCCCCCAGCGCTCTGCAATTCCGGCGTTCTAAGTATTCTATATCTAGCTACGGACTAACCACCAACTCCCTCGCATGCGTGCCTTTCCCACCGCTAATTGAGTACGTCAGCGACACCTCCTCAAGCCGGAAGGCTTTGAACGCCTCGCGGATCTCCGGCCGGTCGTTGATCGAGAGCAGGAATCGGCCGCGGATGCCGGCGAGGATCTCCGCCATGCGGCCGAAATCCTCCCGCGAAAACACCCCCTCGCCATAATCGCTCTCGCCCCCGAAATAAGGCGGGTCGAGATAGAACAGCATGCCCGGCCGGTCATAACGCGCAATGAACTCCGCCCAGGGCAAACGCTCGATGACAACGCCGGATAGCCGCTCGTGAACCTCCTCGAGGAGCGGCGCCAGGCGCGTCAGATTGAACCGGGCGCCACCATCCTTGTTCACCCCGAAATTCCTACCGGCGACCTTGCCGCCGAACGCGGTTTTCTGAAGATAGATGAAGCGCGCCGCGCGCTCGAGGTCGGTCAGCGTTTCCGGCCGACAGGCAGCCAGGCGCTCGAACTCCCTCCGCGACGTGATCTGAAACTTCAGCGTATCCATGAACTGCGGATAATGGCGCTGCAGGATCCGGAATAGTGTCGTCACATCGCCGGAGATATCGTTGACCACCTCCGTTTTCGGCTTGCGATCGCGCCGGAAGAAGACGCCGCCCATGCCGAGGAACGGCTCTGCATAGCCATTGTGAGGTGTGTCGTTGATCAGGGTAACGATCCGTTTCGCCAGCAGTTTCTTGCCGCCGATATAGGCAGCCGGCGGAGAGACCGGATCGATTGGGGATAACTCGTTCATCTGTGTCGCGCTTTCGGGGAATCGGTCACCCTGCCAGTGCTTGCGAAAGCGAGCCGGGTGAGACGTTATCCTTTGGTGCGTCTGACGGGTCGAAGCGCCAACTGAGGCCCGTCGCTTGGAGCGTTCCTGCGCTCCGGCCGCCCGGATAACGGACGGGTAGACACTGGACCGGCTCAACCGGCCCCATTAGTGGTTAGGGTGTTGCGGTTGCCAGACTGCCTAAAGAAAGCAATTCGTCTGGATCTGCGCAGGGTGGAGAAGGGGCGGCATGAGTGTTCGAAGCGAAGCGCATCGGCTCGCTTACTTAGATGGGCTGCGCGGTTTGGCCGCCCTCGTCGTTGTGTTGATGCACTTGATGGCCACATATTTCCCTAGCCTCATTTTCGCCAGCGCCGCAAATGCACCTGGTTGGCACACGGTTCTCGCCACTACGCCACTTTCGTTTTTGGTAAGCGGTCAACTTGCGGTGATTATTTTTTTCGTCCTGAGCGGCTACGTCCTCAGCGCCTCTGCGATCAACAGTCGACAGTCCGTAATCGCTCTGACCCTAACCAGATTGTTACGCTTGGGCGTTCCAGCTTCTCTCAGCGTGGTTTTCGCATATGCTCTGTACGTTGCAGGTTTCCTTGACCTTCAGGGCATACCTGAGGCGACCGGCCACCCATGGGCTGAGCAATTCATGAGGCCAATCTCATCGGGGGATGCCGCCTCAGAGATGTTGGGCAGCTACTTCCTTACCGGAGGCTCCTCGCTCAACGGCGTTCTCTGGACGATGCGCATCGAATTGATCGGCTCCATCATCGTCTACGTTGTGTTCGGATTCATGATTTCTGCCCGTCTAAGGGTAGGCTTTCTGATCGCACTGACGATGGCATTTCTGATCCTGGGCGGCGGTTGGATTTATCTGGTTGGTTTTACCGCCGGCATGCTTCTGTATGAGTCTCGGACTTTACGGGCGCCGAATTCGCTGTTGTGGTGGTGCCTTGCTTCCGGTCTCTTGCTGGGTGGGTTCCCATTTGAGTGGCGGGGGCACCCGATCTACGGCCCCGCTCTTATTGGGCTCCATTCGTACTACAGTCTCGCGGACCCAGCGATCGTTAGCCGTACCGTTGGCGCGATATTGGTCGTTACTGCCGTCTTGCACCTCCGTCCTATGCACTCCGCACTCGAGATCCCGCCAATTAAGTTCCTGGGGCGAGTATCGTTTCCGCTCTACCTTCTGCATTGGCCGCTCATGCAGGCAACTTTTACAGAACCCTATTTTTACCTACGTGGCTCCCCAGTTCAGATGATCCTTGCTGTTGTAGTTTTTCTAGCCGCACTTTTTGCGCTTTCCTGGTTGATGGTAACCGCCGTTGATCAGCCTCTTCTGCGCTGGTTAAGACAGCTCAGGCACAGTATCTCGCCATGGAGCCGCCTACCCTTTGAATGCTCATCTCTTCCCCGTGACGACCGGTGAGCGTTCCACCTAGCATGCTCCGCCTTCTAGAAACTTCTAGAGGGACTGGCCGGAAAGTGCGCCCGAGAGGAAATCATCGATCTTCTACTGCGTATTCAACCCCGCAGCCGAGATGTGGTCAGGGCGCGGGGGTCAGTAGGCTGGCGGCGGCGTGAAAATCGTCTCGGTTTCCAGTGAGCACCAAGGCAGCGTCAGCAGGAACGTGATCATGGCCGGCGCATAGGTCTGATATTCCTGGTCATCCACGATGGCCTTGGGCGCGACAAAGGCGCCCGTCAGCGTCACGGGTTCGGCTGGGTCATAGTCAGCCGCATTGTCGTTGAGGTTGATGCCGACGCCAGGTGTCGAATTGTCCACCGCACGGGGCATAATGGCGACATCCTCGCTGTTCCATGCCATGGCAGTCGTGCGCTGCGCATCGTTCAGCACGAAGAAATTCTGTATACCCATTAGGCTGCTCCTATTGCTATTAGGTAGGCGTTGAGTGCCCCGTTGAGGATTGAAACATCGCCCGCCGAAAGGCTGCCGCCGATCGTGGCCGCCGCGATCTGGTCAGTCGTCAGAGCGTCGGCAGTGCTATCGTTGAACGACCTTCCGAGCAACGCGATGAAGGAGTTTGGTGGAGTAATGGACGCGATGGCGGCACTACCCAAAGGCGAAGCGTTCCTGTACCCCTCAAAACCAGCCGAGCTAGCTCGGTTCACGACGAAATGTCCGTCAGAGTTCGTATTCGGCTCGATGAAACCGGTCACGCCACCCATTCGACCCAGGAAGCCGCCGCCGCCACTGACGATCCTCGGGCCAAGGTCAATATACTTGGTTGTGGATTGCCGAGCGCCCATGAGCGATTTGTCGGTGGCGGCACGCGTCGTTCGGTTCCAGGCCGAAATATGGCTGCTGTTTTGCATATACATCGGGCTACTTACGGTCGTCGGATTGAACCCTGTATTAAGGTAGCTTGACGAACCATCACCGGCGTAGCCCCGGTCAGTGGTGAACGTTGGGCTGTTTATCGCCGTCAGGTTAAATGCATCGGAGATCCAGTTGCGGCGTGCCGCCTGCGCATCCGCCGCTGCCGTGAGATACAGCGCATCCAGTTTCGACCAAACTCCCCCATCCTTGAGAGTTTTGATTAGCGTGTTAATCAGCGTCTTACGGGCATTGGTAGGCGGCGTCGTGAAACGCGCGAACAAAGCCGTCGATTCAGGCAGATACCCTCCGCCCGCGCCTGGGGCGTAGGGGGCGACGGCGTAATTGTGAAACTCGATCATGATCAGTTCCCGCTCATTTGCAGCCAGAAGCCCCAGGGCGTCCCCGAGGCGTCCTTGAGATCGACGCCGATCAGCGAGCCGGCATCGACATCGATCGAAAGCGCGTCGAGATCGAGCGGCGTGCCATAGGTCACCGTCGTCGGGCCGTAGACGGACAGGCCGTCGACAAAGACCTCGATATCGAGACTTTCGCCGGCGCCGGCATGCGTCACCTCGGCGAACAGATTGGCGACGGTGATCGCCCTTGTGGCGCGCCGGGTGATCGGCCATCCGCCTTCCGCGATCACACTTCCGTCTTCGTTGAGCCAGAAGGCGGAATACTCGATCAGGCTCGCCGCCTCGGCCGCCGACTGTGCAGCTTCCGCACCGGTCTGAGCTGCTTCGGCAGCGGCCTGCGCCGTCTCCGCGTTTGTTTCGGCTGTTTCGGCCCCGGTCTGAGCGGCTTCCGATGCAGCCTGGGCTGTTTCGGCTGCCCCTTGCGCCGTCTCCGCCGCAGCCTGCGCCGCGACGGCAGCCGCTGCTGCTGCCGATGCCTTCGTGTCGGTAAACACCAGTTCGCAGACATCCTCGTCGGACAGCGCGCCAGCGATCAGGCCGTTGGCGAGCGTAAGCTGCAGCCAGTCGCCATTGTCGGCGAGCGCCGTGACCTCGAATTCCAGCCTGCACCCGCTCGTAGTGACCATCAGCCGGCCATCGACAGGCGTCCCGAGTTGCGCAGCGATCAGTGCGGAAACACCCGTCGCATCCGCAAGCGCGGCCGAGATCGCCAACGCCGTGGCGGATTCGGGCGTCGCGTTGTTCAGCCGGAACTTTCCGTCCGTCGGGTCGGTCATGGCCAGCGAGGAGGCGTCGTATTCGAAGGAAAAGGCGCCGCCGGTGGCGCCCGTTGCGCCGGCGGGCGGCGATAGCGCCTTGCTCCCCTGGGAGATGCGCGTGGCCTTGGCCGGCCTGCGAACGGTGAAAGGTGAACCGCCCTTGACGATGACGCTGCTCATGCCGTCACCCCGTCGATCACGGTGACCGCGCCATAGAGCAACACCTCTTCGGCGCCGCCATTCACCCGCACCAGGTCATAGACATACTCGCCGGGATCGAGAGCGCCCTTGGCGATCACGATCTCGATCGTACCAGCCGCGAGATCCGTGGAGACAATGCCTCCATTGGCGGTCGTCAACGCGGCTTCGGCCGAGCCGGCGTCGGCAGTTGTGCGCACGTCCATCTTGAAGGTCGAGCCGGTGAGGTCGTAGGGATTGTCGTTCCGGTCGGTGAACTGGAACGCCCAGCCGAAATCCTCATTGTCGCGGAATGTGATGTCTGCCTCGGTGGACATGTCTTTCGTCTCCCTACCAGATTACATGGATACGGACTTCGCCGCGCCCGCCGGCGGCATTGCCGCCGCCGCCGCCTCCGCGCGGTGAGCCGGCCACGCCGTAGGCGCCGCCGTCACCGCCAAACTGTGAGCTGCCGCCGACCGAGCTCGTGTATGAGCCGCCACCTCCGGCCCCGCCGAATAAAGCGTCGCCACCCTGTCCCCCTGCGCCACCTTCATTGCCTGAAGCGCCGCCGCCTCCACCGGCCCAAAGCGACGCCGGGGGTTCGCCGGCCCCGGCCCCGCCGCTATATGTCCCGCCGGCGCCGCCGCCGAGACCGCCGCCGGCCGCGCCCGGATCAACGTTCGTGGCGTTGGCTCCCTTGCCAACGGCGCCGGCGCCTCCACCCCCGCCGGTGGCGTCATTCGCGTAGCCGGCGCCACCGCCATAGGCGATCAGATAGTTGGTGCCGCCATTATCGATGCTGGAATTGCCGCCGGCGGCATCCGCGGCGCCGCCGCTTGCGACGGATACCGTCAGAGACGACGGCAGATCGACGGCGCGGAATTCGGCGCGGCAATATCCACCTCCGCCGCCGCCTGATGCGTAAATGTTATCGCCACCACCGCCGCCGCCGCCCCAGGCTTCGATGATGACACGGCCACCGTCCGGCACACCCGCCGGCTTGTTCCAGGTGCCGGAAGCGGTGAAGGCCTGGTAGTCGGTGTTGGTCGAACCGCCGGACCCGCCGCCGAGCAGCCGCAGATTGGTGCCGTCGAACAGGCAGGAATGCAGCCGTCCATTGACGATCTCGCCGCCCGTCAGCGCATTCCCGTCGATGTCGGTGACGTCGATACCGTTCACGGTAGTCGCACCCGTATTGTCGGCGCCGGCGACGAAGCGGAAGATCATGCCGGCAACGGCCGAGCCGGTCAGCGCCGGCGTCACGGTGCCGGTGATCGCGTTGGCGGTTCCGTCGATATCGGTAAGCAGGATCGAGGACCGGTCCCACAGACCGGTGAGTTCCTCCTGGACCGCGTCCATGAAGTCATCGCCTTCGACAGGAGACGGCGTCGCACTGGTCGGTATCTGTCGGTCAAGCGCCATCGAATATCATCCTCGTCATGTGTGCAGCTCGGGGGCTTCGGCGAGTGCGGAGATCTTCGCCTTCCAGCCCTTCTCGTATTGGATGTCGGTCGCGATCAGGCGGCGCGCCTCGCGTCCCGTCGCGCCGACCGAAACAAGGTTGCCGTTTCGCACCGCGCGACGGCCGTCGCTGCCCGCGGGCAATTCGACCGGCGTCGTCAGCGTCAGCGTGTCGCTCGTGCCCGTCGCGTTCGAGACCGGGTGGACCGTCATCTCCTCGTCCGATCGGCGGATCATCACGCCGGACTGCAGGCCGACGCTGTGCATGTCGGTCACCGCATGCATGTCGGTCACCGCGTGCATGTCCGGCTCGTTGTAGACACGCACTTTCGCGTCCAGGATCAGCTCGGTCAGCATGTCCGTTTCGCCGTCCTTCTCCAGCGTCACGGCGCGGATGCGCGCCGAATCGTGGGTCCGGTCGAGGACATGGTGATTGACCGCGATCAGGTCGCCACGCCGGCAGCGGATCGTCTCGGCAAAGGCGCTGAAATCGAAGACGGCGGCGCGCAGTTCCATCTGGCGCAGGTCATGCGTGCCGCGCTCGATGACGTCGGCCTCGCGCGTCAGGCCGACCATGTTGACGGTCTCGACCACGGGGCGCAGCGTACCCTCACGGCCGGCGCGCCAGATCTCCACCTCGCGCGGCCGGTTCTCGGTATCGGAATAGACGCATCGCAACATGTCGGGCAGGCGCGGCGTGAACGCCTTCGACATGGCGAGGCCCGACGAATTGCGGATCGTGAAGGTCTGGATCGGATCCTCTTCGGAGCGGTCGTAATCACGCATGACGCCCCAAACCTCGCTCGCGGCCAGCTTCGCGAACGCGCAGCCCGCGATATTTGCCAGGATATCGCCGACGAGCCCGCCCTCTACGATCATGTCGCAGCGGCGGTCCTCGGAGACGTTTGCCGCGTGCCAGGCGCTCAGGCTGGCCTTGTCGATCAGGGCATCGGGCAGCGGCAGTGATGCGAGCGGTCCGCGCAACACGTTGTGGAAGTGGTCGGTCGGCCGCGCGCTTTCCCCGAAATCGTCGAAGGCCGTGCCGCCCCATCGGTCGACGATCGACGAGGCGCGGATCTTGAAGGAGGAGACCGATCGGCCATAGGCCTTCAGCGCGATGAAGGCGCAGTTCGGTACCGGCTTGCCGCCATTGACCGGATGCGAATTGACCACCGAGCAACAGCGCACGAGATAACAGGCATCCGACAGGGCTTCTCGCGATCGGGCGAGCTGATAGGTGCCGCCGCTTTCGACATAGGAGAAGAAGTCGATCGTGTCGCCGTCATAGTCGTAGGACGAGAAGGTAAAATCGCTGACCCGGTAGCAGAGGCCGCGTTGGATCTCGATTTGCCAGCGCCCCTCGGGGAAGACCGCCGGATCGAGTGTGATCGTCGCCTCGGCCCCTTCGACGGTCACTCGAACGACATTCGAAGCCCCTTCATTGCCGGCATAAAGCGAATCCGGACCCGCGCCGTCGGTGAAGGAGGAATGGGCGGTCCAGCCATCCGTCTCGGGGTTGGGCGAGGTTTGCCCCGGCGAGACGGCATAGGCTGCGCGCCAGCCCCGGTTTGCCGGCATGGCGGGAACGAGTTCGGGCACCGCACCGCGCTTGAGCTTGATCGTTGGCCGGATCTCGCGAACGTCCGATCCGGCAAAATGCAATTCGGGCAGCCGCAGCCAGTCGTCTTCGTCGTCCTGGCGCATGCGAATGCGGATCGGGATCGCCTGGATCTCGCCTTCGGCGCTTGGCTTGGCAAGGCCGCCCGGCAACGTCAGGTGCAGCCAGCATTCGTCCCATGCGCCGGCTGTTGCCGCACCCAGCCATGTAGGCAGGCTGGCATCCGGGTTGGTCTGGCTTTCGAGATCGGCCGGATCGTCGGGGTCCGCCTTGTGCGGCGGCAACTCCGAATTGACGACATTGGTCGCGCCGTATCGCTCGATCAGCGTGATCGGCGTGTCGCCGGGCAGGCCTTCGCGGATCTGCAGGGTGATGTCCGATGCCTCGGCAACGGAGGTGTCCCCGATGCGCGGCATGGAAAGCGAGTAGGATCCGGCGAGCGCCATCACGGCTTCGACCACCTCCTCCTCGCCGACGCGCTCAATGAGGGGCTGTGTGACGAAGGGCGGATGAATATCGCGCACGCCGATGACGGCCGGGATCGGGATGCCTTCGCCGATCATGTTGCCGGTGAGCGACGCCGGTCCGCCGATCGCCTCGCCCGAGGCGTCTCTCGGCCGAGCGGCGACCGGTGGGGCGGTCAGGGCGTTGCGCAACAGGCTGCCGGCGATCGTGATGCCGCCGGCGAGCAGGCGGGCGGCCGTACTGCCGGCTGCGAATATGCCGCCGAACGCACCGCCCAGGGCGGCGCCGGCCGTCAGCACCGTCGCCACCGCGATAACGAGGCCAAGCGCCGCGCGGCTGCCGGCATTGCCGCCCCGGCCGGGCGCGTAGTGCAGCGAGATTGTCTGCCCCGGCTTGATGCAAATCTTCGCCCAAAGCGCGCGATCCAGCACATGCCCGCCGAGAACGATATCGCCCCGATCGGCGAAGTCGATTGGCAGCGTGTCACCCAGGAGTTCGACGAACCGCGCGGGCGTCGCGCCCGCGGGCAGCTCGCGGATCTCCGCGGCCTCCATGGAAAGCGGCGGACGCCAGACGGCCGTGACGAGCGGACCGGTCATTGCCGCGCCTCCACGTCCAGATGCCGGAAGAACTCCTTCAGCCGCGGCGCGATCTCCGGACGCGCGAGATCCGTGAGGTGGCTGCCGACGCCGCGCTCCGAATGCAACAGCGTTCCGGGCGCCGCGACGATGCCGCAATGCCAGGCGCGCGCACCGGGCTTCGGCGTGTCGATCATCGAGACAAGGTCGAACGGCTGCGGCGTCTCGTCCCGGTCGAGCCTGCGCCAGCGTCCGCTTTCCGTCTCGTCGCGCATGGCCCGGCCGAATGCGATCGTGTCGGCCGACGAGATCCAGTCATAGACCGGCAGAAGGATGCCGGCCACGCGGCGATAGATCAGCCAGGGCAGGCCGTAGCAGTCGCAGCCCTCGAAGCTGCGCCCCTTGTCCATATAGGGAATGCCGACATAGCCGCGGATCACGTTCATTGCAGATAGACCCCCGGAAACAGCGCCTGCGTGACCCAGAGGCCGGGCCAGATCTCCGAGCGGATATCCAGGCCGCGAAGCGTTCCCTGGACCGAGGCGCCGGTGACGCGGACATTGACCAGGTTGATATGCAGCGCCTGGTAGGCAGCGACGACGGTTTCGCCGGCAAGCACCGTGCGCGGATCCGCCGTCCGGTCGAAATAGGCGGTCGAGATCACCCAGAAATTGACAGTGACCGGCCCGTTGAGCCCTTCCATCTGCATCGTCTTCGAGCGGTCGACATTGGGGAAGGAGAACTTCGTTTCCGGCGGCTTGTCGGTATCGGTGAGCAGCGTGATCTCGAACCAGGACTTGTGCCAGGTCTCGCCGTCCATCACGTAATCGACGGCGTCGGTCACCAGCCGAACGCTTTCGTCGACATCCTCGTGTCCGATCTCGACGAAGAAGGCGAGCGCCTCGGCCGAGCAGTAATCCTCAAGCGACTGGCGGGTAATGAGCGGGATAGAACGGGCCATGTCAGTCCGCGCTCCCGAGCGCCATCAGCGTGAAGGTGACGGTCCATTCGATGCCTGTCCGCACGACGATCCGGAACGGCGTCGGGCTGTTCATGAACATCAGTTGCCAGGACGCGCGTGTGCGCGGATGCGGGCCGATAAAGGGCAGCGACGCCTTGCCCAGATCGTGAAACAGGAAGTCCTCGAATAATTCGAGATGATGGGCGCGCATCACCATGCCGCATTGCAGGCTGCGAAGATCGACCGTTGTCATCGGCATGTGCTGCGGCGGCCCGTCCTCAGGCTGGAATGCGTGAAGCGGCCAGTGCGGGGTTTCGGCGAAACCCTCGCGCAGCACATATTGCGGCAATCCTTGTGGCCACAGCGCCGTCATCGCCGCGTCCCCCGCACATTGCCGCCGGAATAGCGGCCGAAGGAACTGTCGAAGGCGCCATCGGCGATCGCGCCGTCGACGCGGTCGATCATGACGGCGAGCATCTCGTCGCCATCCGGCGTCTGCTCGCGGCGCGTGTCGATCGCCACGCCGGCATGATCCTCGATCTTCACATACATGTTGCCGCCGCCGCGCGGGCCGACTCCTCCAAAGCCGGCAGGCGCGGAGCCGGGCATTCCGCCGTTGGAAAACCCATTTCGCGCAGCGCGGTGCAGTGACTCGAGATTGTTGACGCCGATCGCGCGGGTTGCCTCGGACGAAAAGACATACTCCTCCGCGTGGACGACGCCCTTTGGCTCGTATTTTCCGCCGGGCCCGGTCCAGCCGCCAACTGACATTCCCCGCAATCCGGCCCACGTGTCAGTGCTTCCAGATGCGTCCCCAAAGAGGCTGGCCACAAATCCGCCGATACCGCCGCCCCCGGACGGCGCCTGATTGACCGGGAAAAGCGCATCCAGGGACTGGCTGACCATCCGGTCCATGATCCTGTCGAGAGAGCTCACCGCGGCATTGGCGAATGATTTCCAGAAGCCTTCGCCGGCCTTCAGGCCCTGTTTCAGATCGTTGATGAAACTGCCCGTGATCTCTCGCGCAAATCGCACCGTCTCGCGATAGGCCTCCTGGGCGGTTTGCGCTGCCTTGGTCTGCACGGCAGCGGAAGCATAGCTCCGCGCCAGACGCTCGACCTCACCATAGAGATCGGCCGTCAGTGTCCGCCCATCTCTTGTTGCCGCGTTGAGCAGCTCCTGCTCCTTGCGGAACTGCAGAGCGATCTGGTCGGGAACGCCGACCAGTGAAAGCTCAAGCTGCTGCGATTGCGTCGCTTGCTGGATCGCGGCCCGGGCGCGTTCATAGGCTGAAATGACCTTCTTGCCGCCCTTGTCGATCTCTTCCTCGGCCCGAGCGACCGCACGTTTGACGGCGCGGCTGCTGATAGCATCGAACAAGCCGCCCATCGGATCCTGCTGCATCTGATCGGCTATCGCGGCATTGGCGCGCTCCATTGCGCCGGAGAAACTGCCAGCATAGGGATTGTCGAGACCGTCGAGAGAGACGCCGCCCAGCTTCTCGATATCCACGCCAGGGATCCGGTTGATCTGCTCGACGAAGCCATTGATCGCCTGCAGTGACCCGTTGACCAGCGCCTCGATGCCGTCGATCACCGTGTTCGCCGCCGTGTAGACGGCATCACCGAGTACACCGGGAAGCGAAGTCCAGACCTCCGCGACTGCTCGGAACGCCGCAGCAAACCCGTTGATGATCGCGTTGCCAGTCCCGTGGACTGCGCTGACGATCGCATCCCACGCGGACTGTGCCCAGGGCGCGATCGCCTCGATCGCCGGCCGCAACAGATTGAAGATGCCGTCGCGCGCGGTCTGGAGGGTCGCGACGAAGACGTCGCCGAACGAGACCTCGGTGTCGCTCGTCTGGTTGATTTCGTGGCGAAGGCCGGCAAAGCCGGCGGCGACGACGCCGACGACAGCGCCGACGGGTGCCAACCGTGCGGCGAACCGGCCCGCCATGCCGGCGGCTTCCCTCAGCCCACGCGCCGCACCACCCTCGTCGGGGCCGTAGACCTGTGCGATCTGGGCTCCCTGCATGGCGAAGTTCTGCATGGCGAAGATCGGGGACTGGAATGCGAGCGGGATGCCCTGGGCGATGTCGATGAGCTGGAACTGCAAATTGCGGGTCTGGAACGAGGCGGCGCGGAAGGCCGCCGCCTGGCGGTTGCCAGCCTTCTCCATGGCCCGCCCGGTGGCGTTCGCCTGGTCGGCGATGCCGTCGAGCGACTGGCGCACCTCGCGCGCGCCGGCCTCCACGCCGGCGGCGTCCATCGTGGCCCGCATGGCAAGCGTCAGCGTCATGACTGGTCACCCGCATTGAGGATCGGCAGCGCCGCGCATTCCATCACATTCAGCCGAGCGGCTAACCGCTCGAATGCCTTGCGCGAACGGCCGCGGAAGACTGCTGCGGCCGCCTGGTAGTCAAGGCCGGTCCAGATCGGGCCGGCAAAACCCACGGCGACGCGCCACTGGGTCTCCAGCTGAAGGAAGGCTTTGACGGTGCGCCAGTTCTCCGCCATCACGTCAAATCGCTCCTCGATCTCTTCTGCCGGCGCCTCCACGGTCACGCCGAGCTGCTCGAACTGGTCACGGGTCTCCCGATCCAGTCCGGCGGGTTGCTGCGGGTCGGATAGGCCGCGATGCGCATGAGCCCAGGCACGCGCGGCCTCGATCAGTTTTTTTGCGCGGCACCGCCTTGTGCGGACTCGATGAGAGCTGCGAAGACGCCGACCTGGAAAAAGGAGAAGCGAAGCGCGCCGGTCAGTGCATCGGGAGAGAACGGGATATCGTCGCCGCCTTCCGCCTCCACATCGCGCCAGTCGATCAGCGCCTCGCGGATCAGCGCCTCGATACTTTCCGCCTTCGAACCGCCGACTTCCGACTTCTCCAGTTCGCGCAGACGCTCGCTCGGCACTGCCTTGAAGCGGGCTTCGAAGTTCTGTGAAAGCGTATTTCCGGGCTTGTCGGGATCCGGGATGTGGACCGTCACCGGCCACCAGTAGGTGTAGTCTTCTGCAAGCACGAACTTCATCGATCAGGCCTCATTTCACGGTGATGGAGATTTCGTCGTCGCCGCTGTCTGGCGTGAGCATCAGCGGCAGCGAGTAGTTGACGATGCCCTGCGTCTGGCCCTGCGTCGGCCGGCCGACCTCGACCTTCGGCGCATCGATCTGGACGATGTTGCCGGCGGTACCGCCATGGACCAGCTCCAGCGCGTCGCGGGTGCGCGCCTGTGCGGCGGCAAACCAGTTCTTGGCGGCAAGCAACGGCGCCTCCAGGACAGCCGTGCCGGTCGACTGCCGGTCGGTCATCTCGGCCGATTCCGAGCCGATCAGGTGACGCATTACAACGGCATTGCCGAGGTCGATCGACACGCTCTCGGCGATCAGCGCGGAAACGCCATGCAGTCCCAGCGTCGTCTTCGCCTTCGAGACCGGCAGCGGCCGCACGAAGCCGGATACGTCGGCGGTCGGCAGCGCCGTGTCGGAAATCGTTCCGAGAAGCCCCATCATCGAAAAGCGGTAGCGCGGGATCTGCTTGGGCACGAAGCTCATCGTCACATTGCCCCGGGCGCCGAGCGCGATGTGGCGGACGCCGTCCTGGTAGAAGTAGATCGAGACCGCTTCTTCGCCTGCCGAGACCGGCTCGTAGACGACGGACGTGCCGGCGTTGACCGTCTCGGCCAGGCCGCAGCCGCGAAGCAGCGCACCATAGGCTGGCACGTCGCCAGCGGCGCCCGCTCCGGCGATCTCGATCGAGCCCTCGATCGAGACATAGTCGCCGGTCAGCTCCACGCCCTGGTGACCGAGATACGGCAGAAGGAGATCGCGACGCGCTTCCTCGCCGGCAAGCGGCTGGATCTGCACGTCCGTCATCAGCATGGCGTTGGCGCCGCCGGTCGGCGTCGAATCCGTGCCGTAAGTGGTCTCGACCTTGGCGAGGATGGCGAGCTTGCGGTGTTTGCGGGCCATGGTCACTTACCCTTCGCTTTGGTGTCGGTTTTGTGGGGCGCGGGCTTCGGCGCTACGACGACGGTGCCGCGGGATTTGGCGGCCTCGTCCTTCGTCGCTTCGCGCGGTCTGGCGCCTTCCGTCTCTCGGACGAAGCGGCCGGGTTTTCTGGGGATGTAAGCCATCAGGATTGCTCCTCGAGATAGGTTGAGGCGGCGAAGCGATCGTCGAACCAGACCGTGCCGGACCTGGCTTTGACGATCTGGCCGGAGACATGCTCCATCGGTTCGTCGGCCCCGTCCGGTTCGAAGCCGATCAGCTTGCCGCGCACCCAGGCCTTAAGGTCCTCGATGTCGCCTGCGGCCTCGCCCATGACGCGGTCGGTCAGGTTGTCGGTGATGATGACGACGGCGATGTCGGCTTCCATGCGCTGCAGAACCGGTCCCGTGGCGCGCGTGTTTTCCGCGCTCGCCTCTTCGGCGGCGAGCACATAGGCGGCCGGCGTCGCCGGTGGGCGGGTGTCGACGGCCGCGAGATCTACGGCGCCCTCGACAAGCGCGAAGGGCGATCCGGTCTCCTTCAGACGGGCGATCACGGAACTGACAACACTCATTTCGCGTCGCCTCCCGCCGCTTCCTCGAAATAGCTCTCGGTCGCCGCCAGGATCTCCGCGCGATCCTCGTCGGAAAAGCCGAGATAGGGCCTCGCCGGAATGGTGATGGTCCGTTCGCCGATCGTGACGCGCTTTTCGGTGGCGCGCTTGTGCGCCTTGCGGGCGAACTGGACGCGACCCTTTACCTTGCGCAGGCGGATCGTGCGCGACTGCGCATATTGCGTGATCGTCGCGCCGTCCTGGTGGGCCGCCGCATAAGGCAAATTGGTGCCGACCTCGGCCGAACGCTCGTCGCTCTCGCTCGAGATCGACGAATAGAGCCGCCCGCTGACGCGAAGGATGTTGTTGTAGCCGCGCGTGCCGCGGCCGATGCGCTTGGAGGCGGTGCGCGGCGACAGGCGCTGCCAAGGCGCGCCGTCCGGCGCGCGCTCGGTCTCGAAGCGGGTCTGCACGCCGCGCAGCATGATGCCCTCGATGCGCTGCATCAGCGGCGCGGTGTCGACGCCGGCGCGGGCCACGCGATCGAGCGCGGCGTTGATCTCCGCGTCGTCGATGACGATCTGAGCGGCGTCCGCCATCAGCCGAACCCTTTCATGGAGTCGCGCGTGAAGACGCGATCGGGCGCTTCGACACGAACCTCGCTGTCGCCGGCCTGAGGCGCCGCGATGCCGTCCGCCTCGAGCTGGACGAGGCCCTTGGCGACGTCCTTCAGCCAGGCGATTGCGCCGAGATAGTCGCGGGTGACGGGATCGTCCTTTTCGGTGCGGCGGCCGTGCAGGTAGTAGCGGGCGATTTCGCAGGTGACACGGGTGAGAATGTCGGGCGGCGAAGCGATCGGCAGCGCGTAGAGCTTGCCGACATAGGAATCGATTAGATCCTCGGCGTCGGAAAGGCACTTGGAGACCATGGTCGTGTCGATCGTCGTCGCCGGCCGGTTCACCTTGTCGGTGAGCTGGATCAATTCGGTCTCGCCGAAACGGTCGATCAGGTCCTGTTGCGTCCCGTAGGTCATGAGGTCCTCGGTAAGAAGGGCGCCGGGCAACCCTCCCGGCTGGCTGCGCGATCGAGGACGTCCTCGACTGGATCTCGGGCGGGGCGGCGCAGCTTCCCCTGGTATGCGTGCGGGCGGCGGGCTGAACCCCTACGGTCGTACCGTCCTCAAAGAGTGCCGGGAGCCTTGCGAGCCGTACCGGACCGCCCTCTCTGGTATTCCGTCACAGATCCTCGACGACGAGGTTCGGCTCGCTCTTCAGGATCTCGATCTGCTCGGCCGAAAACCTGCCGGCCGGATACTCGGTCGCGTCTTTCGGATGCGAGATGCCGGCGCGGCGGAAGCCGTCGACCTTCGAGCGGATCCGCACGCCGCCTTTCATGTCGGCCGGCGCGGCCGCTCGGGTCTCGATAGACTCCGAAGTCTTCTCGGCGGCGAGCTTGGCAGCCTCCTCGATGATGCGGCTTGCCTCGGCGTTCGCATCCGACAGGATCTGACCGGCCTCGGCCTTTGCGGCTTCGACGGCCTGCATGGCGGCTTTTGCCGCCGTTTCGACATCGGCGGTCTCGGCCTTAACAGCGGCCATCGCTTCCTCAACGGCCTTTGCCGTTTTCTTCTTCTCCGCCGCAGTCTTCGCCTCCGCCGCGATGTCGAGGGCCGCGATGAATGCCACCACAGCTTCGGCGAGCTTCCTGAGAGCTTCCGGTTCCATGTGTCTTCCTTCCTTCGAGGGTCTGGAAAAGCCGGTTCAAATGGCCTTCGAGCCGGCTTCTGCAGACCCTCCGGCGCGAGGCCGGAGGATCGGGGTCCCCGCCAGCGGCTTGCCGCTTAAGGGCGGGGCAAACGGGACCGGCCTTAGGCCAGCCACGGCACGACGAGCAGCTCGGCGGTCTTCATGTAGACGTTGGTCGCGCCGGCGGCATCGCGTTCGGCATTGAGGATTTCGAGAGCTTGGCCCTCAAGCGATGGCGGCACGACCAGCAGGTTCGGGCGGACGTTGAGCGGGCGGCCATAGTCGCCCTTGAATTCCATCATCGTCTCGCGGGCGGCCTTGTAGTTCGCCTTGTTAAGCGTCTGCTTGGAGCCCCAGGCGAACTGCCACAGGCCGAAGCCGACATTGCCGCGGCCGTCCCAGCCATATTCGAAGGTCTTGTTGCGGAAGACGTTCTCGTCGTTGGGATTGTCGAGCGCGATGAACTGACCGCGCTTGCGGACTTGCCAGATGATCGGCTTGATCGCCTTCGACGCGTCGAGCAGGAACCAGGGCGTGCCGGCGCCGCCATCGGTGTTGGCGACGGAGCTCGTCGTGTTCTCGTCGACGATGACGGGATGGTCGGTGTCGAAGAAATACTGGCCGTCATAGCAGGCCGTGGAGAAGCCGAGCTTCAGCAGCGCCCAGACCAGCTCGTCCGGCCAGGCGGCGACCGAGTCGCCGAACTCCTGGAAGATCGGCGTGTAGATGCCGAGCGTATCGTCCTCGATGTGGTTACGATCGACACCGATCGTCAGCTCGTAGTCCTTGTTCTTGATGGAATAGTCATGCTCCATCAGGTTCTGGACCTGGCGCGGGCCGAGCCATTCGCGCACGCTCGGGATCTTGCCGAGCCAGCCATATTCTTCCTTGCCGGTGGTCGACGGGACCTCCATGGCGACACGCGGCCACATCGGCTTCGCCTGGTTGAGGCGGCCCTGGAACGTCGTCTTGAAGCCGACGCGCAGCGCTTCCAGGTTGGGACGGTTGATGAGCATATAGGCCTCCTATCAGGCGAAGGTGATTGCGTCGGACGCGACGAGCTTGCCGTCGGGCATGACGAGGATGAGGTACCAGGTGTCCGCGCCGGACTCGCCGATATCGATGTCGATATCGCCGTCGTCCTCGGAGACGAGCTGGAAGCACTTGTCGGCGACGACCGGGATCAGCAGCCCGTCCGCGCCGATCGCGACATTGCCGTCCGGCGCCGTCGCGGCGATCGAGTCGCCGTTCGCGTCGTCGGAAAGGTAGGCGAGGATGGATCCGCGCACCGCGAGATCATCTCCCGCCGAATCCTTCAGCTGGATGGCGACGTTGATCGCGTTGCCGCCCTCGGCGCCGACGACGATCGCCGGCGTGCCCAGCTTCTCGTACACACCGAGGTTGGAGCGCGCCGTCGCCTTGGTGCCGATGTCCGAGAAATTGTTTGCCGCGAGCAGCGCGCCGCCAGGCGAATTCATGATGCCGACGCCCATCTCGACCCAGACGCCGGTCGCGTCGACCTGCATGATGCGGCCGGCGATCGAGCGCGTCCCGGTGCCGTCCGTCTTGGCGACGGTCTGGTCATCGACGATGTAGCAATTGTCGCCGACCTCCGACTTGGTGATCTCGTCGGTCGAGGTCGAGTTGGCGAAGCGGAAGACGCCGGACTTCACGTCGACGTTCAGCGCGCCATTGCCGCCGTCCGTGTTGTCGACGGTTGCCTCGAAGCGTCCGACACAGACGAGGCCGGTGGCGGTCACGCCCGGCTTGCACCAGCCGGACGCATCGAGCACGGCGATGCCGCCGGCGAACGCGACTGCGGCAGCAAGCAGCGGGAAAGAGTAGATGGCGCCGGTGGCCTCCGGCGTGTTGCGGCCCTTGGTCAGAGCAGTCATGCGCGTGCCTCCTGGCGTTCAGCCTTCAGGGTTTCGGCGTAGGTTTTCGGGTCGAGGCCGAGCACGGTCGCGACCTCCTTCTCGGCCGCGTTGAGCGACACCTCGCCGTCCTTCTTTTCCGAAGGCGGCTCGATCGTCGCACCGGACGGGCCGAGGATCGGGAAGGAGTTGATCTCCTTTTCGACGGCCTCCGCATCCTTTGCGTGGCGCGCGATATAGTGGTCGCGCAGCGGTTTCACGCCGACGCGGCCGGCCTTGATCGCGCCATCGACGAAGGCGGTGGCCTTGTCGGTCGCCTGGGCCGACTGCAGCGAGGTCAGCTGCTCGGTGACGGTTTTCAGCTCCGCCTGCAGCGCCGTGACGACGGTGTCGTCGCTGTCGCCCGGTTTCGCCTCGGAGAGCTTCTGGACGCCGGCCAGGACCGTTGCCGCGTCCGAGCCTTCCTTGATCCCCGCCGCCTTGGCGATCGGATCGAGCGCCGACTGCAGCGACGTGGAAGCCTCGCCCTCGGCTGCATGCAGCGCGGTGACGCGTTCGATGGCCGTTTCCGCCGTCGTATCGGCGGGCAGGCCCAGCGCAGCCAGCAGCTGCGCAAGGAGTTCGTTCATCTGTTGCTCCTGGTGTAGTGCGGTCAGGCCGCGGAAGTTGGGGGAGTTGACGAGCGAGGCGCGCAGGATCGCCATGACCTTCCCGTCCTTGGTGTGACGGATGGCCGGCGAGATGTGGCGATAGGCATGGTCCGCCATCAGCGCCTTGCCGGACTCGGTCCATTCGACCTTCGCCCAGATGCCGTCGTCACGCGCTTCGAGCGCCTTGATCCAGCCGCGCGCCGGCGCCGGGCCGCCGCGAGGCACCGCCCAGTCGGTCGCGTGGCTCTCGTCGATCACGCCCGCACCGTTCATCGCCGCCAGGCTGTCGGTCACGAGCTTCTGCGCATCCTCGATGCGATACGGCCCGCGACCGTCCGCTCCGGTGAATGTGCCGGCCGGCAGGACGTGGATCCATTCCGGCACGCCAGCCTCCGGCAGCGGCATCGCCGCGCAAAGCACGGTGGCTGGTGCAAGGGTGTTGCGTTGGGAATGAAGCGCGGTCATCATGGCGCCGACACTGGCCCTGGTCGCCTCGCCAAAATATCCACAACGCTGTGTGGGGGCGCCATTTCCGTCGATCAGCCGGCCGATTGCCGCCAAACCGGCAGAGCACTTCAAATCAGGATCAAATTCGAAGGGTTTTCGAAGCCGCTGGGCGCGATTCTCGGGTGTGTCGGGTATCTCGGGCCGTCCGAGCCCGGCGAAGCGCCTCAGCGGCCGATTTTGTCGGCGAGCCTTTCGACCGTGACGCGGTGTCCCGCGGCGCCCGGATTGTAATCCCAGCCGGGATCGATCCCGTCTGGCACGCGACGCACCTCGCCGGTGCGCTTGTTGGTCCAGTCGCGAAAGGTGATGTCCGGCGGCTCGAAGCGCAGCGGAACGCCCGCCGCAAGCAGCCGGTCGATATCGGCCTGTGTCAGGTTCTGCAGCGTGCAGCGGCAGTTCCATCCGTTCGGCGGCGCATAGAGGGTCCAGAACGGGTGGTCGACCGGCAGGACGAGGTTGTGGAGGCTCGCGTGGCTGTCGCGCGTGCGCTCGTCCAGGATCGCCACATAGCGCAGGAACGGGCGGTCCGCCTTCTGGCGCTGGAACCGCGACCAGTGGCCGGCCGCGTAGGACACCCGCATGTTGACGTTGAAGATCGTCTCCAGTCGGCGCGGCGAGCCGAGCTGGACCACGCGGGTCTCGCCGGTCGCCGGATCGACGGCCTGTTTGCGGCCCCACCAGCCCTTGTCGCGAAGCACCGCTTCCAGCTCCCGGGAGAACTGCGCGAAGGTCTTTCCGTCCTCGAGGGCGGCGAGCAGCGCCTGATAGATGTCGTCGAGGATGTCGTAGCCGGCCGATTTGGCGACGGTGAACATCGCCGCGTGATCTTCGGCGTAGAACTCCTGCCAGGCGAAGCTCTCCGGCAGGTCGGCGCCGCGGGTGCGGAGCGCGGCGATCGCCTCGCGCGGCGGCAGCGGAACGAAGCGCGCCGTCACGATCCGAGATCCTCGTCCGCCTCGCCGGCGAGGCGCGCGCGAAAGGCGAGGCGCGCCAACAGTTCGGTCAGCTGCGAGACGTCCATCGTCTCGCGTCGGCGATCGATGATCGCGCGCGCCTCCTCGATCGTCCGCGCGTCGCGCAGCTCCTCTTCGAGGCCGCGCACGATCGGCGCGGTCAGCTCCCATTCTTCGCTCGCGATATCGGCGACGCTCTGCGAAATCGCATCGTCGTTGCGGGCGGCGTGTAGCGCGGCGCGATCCGGATCGGGATCGTCGGGTCGGGATGCAGGCTCCACCTCCGGCAACGGATCCGCAGCCGGGGTCGGCGCGGGAGCGCCAAGCAGTTCCTCGTCGGGATCCGGATCCGGCACGCCGATCTTGTCGCGCATGGTCGCCATGCCGACCTTCAGGCCGAGCGGCACCAGTTTGGCGACGTTCGAGACGAGCATCTCGACATCGACTTCGTCCGGCCGGCCGATCTTGATGTCGGGATAATTCTCCTGGCGACCGTAATTGAGATCGATGAGCGGGCGCACCAGGTCGCGCTTGATCGTGGTGCGCAGTTGCCGCGCGTCGGCATCCTCGATGTCGCCGCGCACCTGGTCGTGAACCTTGCCGACGGCATGGCCGCCGGCGATCGCGTCCGTCGTCGCGGTCTGGCCGAGCACCAGCTTCGAGATCTGCCGGTCGAGCCAGTCGGCGCGCTTCTCGTAGAGTTCGTGATTGCCGGAGATTTGCGCCTGGACAAATTCGATCGCCATGGACTCGGGCACGACAGCGGCGAAGTCGGATCCGATGCTTGCGACCGCCCGCATCAGCGTCGCCTTGTCCTTCTCGGTCGCGCCGGGGTGGAACTTGCCGAGCCGCAGCGGCTGGCCGTAGGCCTCGCAGAAGATCGCCCAGTCCTTCAGCGTGAACGACTTGAAGAAGAAGCTCCACGCGGCGCCGCGCGCCAGCCCGCCCCGGATAGGCAGGCCGGATTTCATTTTCCCCTGGTGCCAGATCCACTGGAAGGGGTTGAGCCTCTCTTCGCCGCCGAGTGCGCGCAGGAGCGGCGTGACGCCGTCGTCGTTGGAGAAGCGGAAGTTGCGCGGATCCTTCCATTCCAACCGGCTGATCCGCCAGTCGCCCTCCGATGTGTCCCAGATGATCTCGGTGCCGGAAAATCCCTTGCCGATCGCGTCGAGGATATCGATCAGCTCTTCCTCGAATCCGTCTCGCGTCAGCATCTCGCGCACCAGGTCGGCCTGCTCGACCGAGCGGGCGTCGTCGCCGGACGCCTCGACGGTGACCTCGAGGCCGGCCACCTGCCGTTTGCGGATCCCGAGCACGCCGGCGTAGTGCTCGTTGCGCTCCTCCATGTCCTCAGCAAGCGCCAGATAGTTCTCCGGATCGCCCTCGATCGAGTCGCGCAGGATGTTCGCCAGGCGCACCGGCGTCAGGCCCGAGGCCGGATGCAAGGCGTCCGGCCGGCGGACGGCCAGCGCCTCCGACGTCGCCTGCTCGGTCTTCAGCTTCGTGATCTCGATCGGGCGCCCATAGGCGTCGAGCAGCTGGGGGCGGGCCATCAGAACAGTCCTCGGTTGTTGCGCATGCTGGCCAGGCGAAACCCGCCGGCATCGTTGCGGCCGTCATCGTCGTAGCGGCGTTCGTCGAACTTGGTGCGGGTAGCCGGAACGGGTTCGTAGTCATATTCGCGCCACTGCATGCGCGTCGCGAAATCGGCCAGCGCCAACGAAATCGCGAAGTCGCCGTGGCGCTTCTTGCCGGCCTCGCCCTCGCGCAGGTCCGGCACGCGGGGAATGCCGCGCACCAGTTTGACCATGCGCAAATCGTTGACGTGGTGGGCGTCCTTGATCAGCGCCAGCCCGTCATCCTCGAACCGCGTCTTCAGGGGCGGCATGTGCACGCGGTACCAGTCCTGCGTGAACTTCACCGCCCATACGATGCCGGTGCCGTCCTCGGTCTCGCGGATCCCGAACTCGCGGCCCATGTCCTCGGCGACGGTCCAGCCCATGCCGGTCGCGTCGAAAGCCGCGCCGACGAGGCGGGGCCGCACCCGCTTCAACACGGTGCGGGTAATCATCTTCTGCTCGTCGCCTGGAACGTTGCGCAGCTCGAAGCAGAGCGCCTCCGTCCGGTCGAGATTGTCCTCGATGGCCAGAAGATCGCCGATCGTCAGGTCGGCGACACGGCCGAAGTCGAAACCGAAGCCGTAGAGCAGCGACATGTCGATCGCGTCCAGCTGCTCTTCCAGTTCCTCCATAAACGGCGTCATCAGCGAGGCGCGTTCCACCGGCGACCTGTGCAGATAGTCGTTCGGCAGTTCCAGCCGCAGCACCGGCTTGTCGACCGTCATGCGTGCCTCGATCAGCGGCGTGGTCAGCCAGGCGCCGGAACCCTGGCTCGGAATGCAGAACAGCTCCTCGTCGGCGCCGTCGGCATAGAAGTCGATGATGTCCTGACGCCAGGCCGCCTCGGCCTCCGGCGTCCAGGTCTCGCCCGTGACCAGGCAGATGCGCTGATAGAGCCCGTCCTGCAGCGCCTCGTCGAAATCGACATGCAGATGCGCATAGGGAAGCCGGTCGCCGAGAATGTCCTGGACCTTGACGTTGAACTCGTTCTCCGCGCCGTTATGCGTCGAGCAAACCACGACCTGGCCGCCCCACATCAGGAAGGCCAACGCCGATTTGAGGAGTTCCGGCAGGCTGTCGACGAAGGCCGCCTCGTCGATCACGACGACGCCCTGCTTGCCGCGCAGCGATCGCGGTGCCGATGACAGCGCGATGATCTCGAAGCCAGACGCAAACCGGATCCGGAATGCCTGGATTTGGCGCGTCTCGCCCGGATCGTTCGGATTTTGATCCTCGAACAGAAACTCGTCCTGACCAGCGGCCGCGACGGCAAAGGCGCGCGCCCACATGGCGCAGGCGTCGATGAACTCGCGCGTCATCTCCTGCGAATAGGAGATATACATGCCGTCCATTCCGCCCGATTTCTTCTCGCGGCCGGCGCGAAGAACGAGATAGGCGGCAAGCGCCCAGGTCAGCCCGATCCGGCGCGATTTCTCGACGAAGAGGACACGCACGCCGGTGGTCTCCAGCAGCTCCACGGTGCGTGCCTGGTAGGGCAGCAGCACCTTGGGCAGGCCAATCTCCTCGACGAGCGTGTCGATCGAGGCGGTGCTTTCGCGCCGCAGCCTTTCCCATTCAGCTTTGGAGATTGGCGCGTTCATCGGATCAGGCGTTCGGAGCCTGACGCGTCACCGTGTACGGATCCCGCGGCGTCCCCGGCGCGCGAACCTCAAGCTTCAGGGACTCGCCATCGATGGCGAACACTTCACCCTCGCGCCGTCGTGGTTCGCCAGATGCCGGCTTCACCGTAACGTCGATCACGTCACCGATTTTCACATGGGTCATTGGGCTCTCCTTCAGCTTAAGATCTGCGCCCACCAGAGAACGCCACCGAGTGTCAGCGCACCGCCGACGATCATCGGGCCGCGCATGCTCGGGCCCTGACCCGGGATCGGCACGTTGGCGCCAGCGAGCAGGCTGACGAACAGCACGAACAGGCCGGCGACAAGGATGAGCGTTGCGAGCAGAATATCCGCCATGATCAGACTCCAAGGATCTGCGATTTGATTGCCTCGACCGTCTCTTCCGAGAGGCCCTTCACCTTCGCGACCTTCTCGACGGCATCGTCGACCTGGTCGGCGAACTGTTTCTCGATGCGCTCGCGGCGCGCCGTCGAGACGTTCTGCGCCTGCGCCGCCGAACGCAGCGCATTGGCGAGGTTCATCGCCCCCTTAGGATCGACGCCGCTCTCGCCGGCATCGGTCAGGATCTCGAAGACCAGAGTCTTGATCGCCTCGGCGGCGATCAGCGTCAGGTCGTCGGAGGCCGACGCGTCGAAGCGCTCGGAGATGGCGCCGGCGATCTCGCGCGTCTCCTCGAGGCGGCGTGTCATCGCGGCGAGTCGAACCGAGAAGCGGTTGAACGCCGAAAACGACGGGATCGCGAATTCCAGCTCCCCGTGATGCTCGACCTGAAGCGCTTGCAGCTTCCCGAAGAACTCCTCGTAGATCTCCTTCTGGGTGCGGTCGCGCGAGCGGAGCTCGTTGGACGCCCAGGCGATGATCTCGTCGCACTCGGAGGGCAGCTGCTCGATCGCAGTCAGGCGGCCGCGGCCCCTGCGCCTGTTCGATGCGCTCTTTGCCGCCATGGCCTATCCCCTCGCCGGGGAAGGCCGCCGGATGCCGTCGATGATCGCGCGGCTGTCCACGTGATCCAGCCCGAGCTGGGTCAGTTCGACGACGAAGATGGTGCCGGCCTCGTGCAGCGTGACTGCGCCGAGTTCCTTGAGGGCGCGCAGCTGGGTGCGGACCCATTCGCGCGACCGCCGGTGACCGAACGTGTCAAGCACGGCACCGAGCACGGATTCGTTCAACCGCCGATCCGTCTGTAGCGCCAGCTCCTTCAGGACGATCATTCGCGCGTCCTCGGCGAGATGCTGTTCGTAGCTCACCTATTTCGGATCCTTCATCAGATACTCTTCAATGCGGCGGACGGTGCGCGACAGCGAGCCCATCCCCTCGTTGAAGACGGCGACAGAGCCCTTGATCTCCGCCATGGCGATCTTCAGTTCGGTGACGTCGTCCTTGGCGGGCAGATGCCGCATTTCGGCCTCGAGCGCCTGCAAACGCAGCGCGTGATCGTCGACCGCCGCCTTGACCGATCGGATATCCTCGGCGTTCTCTTTCGCGTCGGAACCGAAAAAGGTCTTGGCGTGGCCGAGCAGGGCGATGATCGCCAGTGCGGCCGTCACCCAGGGTATGAGTTGAGCGAGATCCATCAGGCGTTTCCGTGCGAGTGTTTCAAGCGGGTTTCTCCGGTATGAGCGGAATGAAGACGGGTCCGTCCGGCATGCGGCCCCGAGTGCCGGTCGCGATGACGCAGGCGACCCCGTCGGTGTCGAGATCAGCGGCGGTCCAGCCGCCGTCATCGTTTGCGAAAAGGACCAGCGAAAGCCCGCCCGGCGCCGCGCCGGTGAAGACCACAGCCTCGCCGCGCTGCGCGGCAAAGGCCGCGAGCGCCTCGATCGAGTAGCAGGCGAGCTGGGTCGGCGCGCCCGGCTTCGGATCGGTCGCCGGAAGTGCCGGGTAGACGGAAAGGATCGCGCCGAAAGCGAAAACGGCAACGACGAGGGCGAGTGGATAGAACAGCCAGGCGCGCATCTCAGTGATCCGTCTTGTTGCAGCGGACGCATTCACTTAGGCGTTCGCGGGTGAGCTTCGTCGCGAAACCGTGCGGCACCATGCCGAGTGCGGTCTGGAACTGCTCGACCGCCACCCGCGTCTCGTCGTCATAGGCGCCGTTGACGGTGACACCGATGCCCAACTCGGAAAGCTCCGATTGCAGGGCAGTGACCTCTTCGCCGTTGTCGCCGGGCTTCAGGGCGCCGTCCTCGCAATCCGGCGGCTGCCGGTAACCGAGCGCCACCTCGAAAGCTTTGACCGTCTCCTCGATCTGGACGGCCTTCGGCATGCCCATGCGCCGGGCCCAGTTGAGGACGGCGAAGGCGTCGGAGGCGAGCCGGTCGAGCATCTCGGCGGGTATGCGAGCCGTCTCGGTCATCACGATCCCTTCCGGGCGCGCATGGCCTCGATCGCGCTCTTGCCGAGTTCCTTCACGGTGTGGCCGCCCATATAGAGGGCCATGAACCAGGAGGTCAGCGTCAGCAGCACGGCGAAGTCGACGGCCTCGACGGGAATGGCGATGCGCGCATTGACGATCGGCAGAACCATGATCCGCCAGATCCAGAAGACCGCGAGGAGGTACATCCAGCCGTAGCGCCAGAAGGACTTCAGCCCGCCTTCCTTCGTCTCCGTCTGCAGCAGGGCGAACTGGCCCTCGAGGCCCGCCTGCCACAGGGCGATCAGCTCGGGCATCGCCGCCTCGGTCTCCTGGACGGCGCGTTCCACCGCCGCCGGGTTGTCCTCCGCGAGATCCGGCAGTTCGATCGGCTCGACGCCCGCCTTGCGCGCGACCGTCTCGATCACGTTGCCTGCGAGATCGCCGGCGATCTGTCCGGCGCCCGCGCCGAGTCGGTTCTCGATCACCGACTTGACCATGCCGGCGCCGACCTTGGCGGCCGCCGCGGCGATAACGGCTCCTATCGCGCTCATGAGCGTGTTCCCTTGGCTTTGAAGAGGCTTCGAACGGCGATCGAAAGCTCGTCGCGGTATCGCCAGGCGAGCCAGGCGCCGCCGACGACGAGGATGGCGACGCCGCCCCAGATCAGGATGTCGGGTATGCCGGTGACATCGGTCCGTGTGGCCGTCTCGGCACCGCCAGCCGCTGTCGATGCGCCGCCGGACGCGCCGGTGGTCGCCGCCTTCTTCTTCAGGTCGATGACGCGCTGCAGCTGGTCGAGCGTCGCTCGGCCGAGGATGCCGTCATTCGTGAGCTGCGGATGCTCTTTCTGGAAGGCGAGAACGGCGGCCTTCACGGCGTCCGTGTCACCGGTCGGGATCAGACCGTCGAAATAGCCGAGCTGCTTCAGCCAGGCGAGGCCCTGTTCATGATCCTCGGGCAGCAGCCGCCAGTCAGGCAGGGCGGCCTTCACATCCTCGCTCGTCGCCATCGTCTTCGGCGCCTTGACCCAGCTCGGCCAGATATTGTGCTCGAGGATCAGCGCGCCTTCCTTGCGGCGGCGCACCAGGCCGGGCAGCTTGCGGCCTTTCGAGGTCTGTGCGGTCACACTGTAGCGGCGCGCGGCCTCGGCGACATTGCCGGCCAGAAGCTTCGCGAACCAGGACCATTTGAGCGCGCCCGGACCGCAATTGTAGGTCATGTCGGTGGAGGCGGAGACCGCGTGCTTGGAGACGCTCGCCTTGGCGGCGTCGATCGCCTTCAGGACCGGAGGAAGATACTCGGTCTCGATGATCAGCTTCAGGAGGTAGAGCGCCTCCTCCTCCGTGATCGTGTCACCGGGCTGCATCTTCCGGCCGCGCGTTTTCAGGAACCACTCGCGGAAGATCCTGGACGCCCAGGTGAACCCGAAGCCCATCGTCCCGGTGCCGGTCGGATCGCGATACCATCGCAGCACCTTGCCCTCATGGCCGCCGGAATACGGCACCAGGCGTGGATCGTAACGGTCGGCGATGTTCATCGAAGCGGTCTCCGAAGCGTGTTTCTTCGGGCCGACAATGGGCTTTCAATATCGGGAATTAACTCCACAACGCTGTGTGGATCAGTCGCTCTCGGACGGAAACAGGTTAAGCTGGAGCTTGTCGCGCGTGCCGATGACGCGTCGAACCGTAACATCGCTGACATGCAGCGTTTTGGCAATCTGGTGTGTGCCGACGCCTCGGGAAGCGAGCACGCGCATGATCCAGCTCTTCGCCGTCGGCACGCGGATGTTGTTGCGACCGTAGACCTGGCCGAGCTTCACCGCCTTGTCACGGCCGAAGCGGCGAGCCACCGGATTGCGGGCAGTCGGGTTTTCCGAAACATAGAGATAGCCGCCGCCATGCTCGAGCAGGAATTCGACAGCCTGGTCCTGGCCGAAGATCTCGACGATCGGCGCGATATGCGCGGGAGGACGGACGGCCTTGCTAGCCATCGCCCTGCCTCGGCGGATGAGGGCGGCCGGATTTCTTTCGTTTCGCCCGCATGGTCTTCGACAGGGCCGTAACGACGGCATCGTCGACGATAACGAATTTGACGTCGCCGACGATGATGACAGGAGCGCCGCTCTCGATGCCGCGCGCGCAGCATGCCGCGATCGTGCGGCGGATCTCTTCGACATCCACGCCGCAGCCGCGTTCCAGCCACCGCAGGACGGCGTGATCGGAGACGCGAATGTGCGGTGCAGGGTCGGTCACGCAGCCGGCTCCCACTTTATCAGGACGCCCACGAACCGGCCCTCGCCATGGTTGTCGCGCCAGAAGCGGCCCATGTTCTCGCGAGCATTGGCGGCCGCGTCATCGATCCCCGCGCGCCACATCTCGTCCGGCGCGAAGCCGTCCGCGATCGCGAAAGCCTCGATCTCGTCGAAGCGCAGGAATCGGCCGCCTATTTCGATTGTGGCGATCAGTGGCTCGATGAGCGCGCTGACGGAAATCACGATGGGCTCGACCGACACGCATACCGGATCCGGCGTGACAAGCTTGCGGCAGAGCCTGGTGCGCATGCTCTGATAGAGCTGGACGGCTTCACCTGGACGCGCATGCCGCTTGCGCTGGCCGCGCACTGTCTGCCGCTTGATCCGGTTCTCGATCTGGTAGCTGAAAAACGGGCGGAAGGAATAGGCGACCATGGTCAGGCCTCCTTCTTCGCCGCGCGGATACGGCGGCCGAACGCGTTCATCCCCGGCTGCCAGTCCGATTCCTGCTGAAGGAGCGACGGGCTGTTGTGCCCGGCAATGCTGCAGGCCTCCTGCAGAAACTCGGCCGGGTCTCCTCCAAGCAGCACCCACTGCGCCTTGGCAATCCGGTAGCCGTTCAGCTGCACGAAGCCGTTGGCGGGTGGGCTCCAGTCGACGCCGCCCTCGCGCGCGAGCCATCCTTTCAGCGCCTCGATCGCTCGTGCCGCGTCCTCGGGATGATGCAGGAATCGCGTGTGGTCGAGACCGGTCTGCCGCTTGACGAAGGCGAGCAGCGCCTTGTCGTCGCGGTTGCGCACGATGCCGAGGTTCCAGCCGGCGATCCACAGCGCCTGCAGCTTCGGCGCGAACTTGCCTTCGAGCGCCTTTCGACGTCCGTTCGAGGCAGCCTTGACGGTTGGCTTGAAGCCGAGCCGCTTGAACTCTTCGAGCACCCGGCCGAGCTGCGCTTCGCTCATGCCCTTCGCCGAGGCCTGACCGCCGGCCCGCACCAGCACGGCGCGATAGGTGTCCTCGTCGAGACCGAGTTGCTTTTTCGCGACGTGGATCTTGGCGAGGGCGCTCACTTGCCTGCCTCCTCGAGCAGCTCGGCGGCGCGATTTGCGATGTCGGGGCGGAAGTGAGCGAGCCGGAGCTCCAGATCGCTATGTCCGTCCGGCTCCTTCAGGACGAGCAGCGGTGTGTCGACCGCTTCGGCCAGGCACGCTGCGAGGCGCTCTGGCAGCGTCGCGAGGCGTTCGTCACAGACGGTGCAGAGATCGTCATCCATCCAAGCACAGGGCGTGCCGTCATCATGCTGACAGGCTGTTATGTCAGTGCAGCCGCAAATTCGGCATTGCCTCAACAGCGACGACGGCAGCCGGCAGCCGCCCTCGACCCCTTCTCGACGGAGTTGCCGGCGCACCCTTCTAAGCAACAGTCGGCCTTCGGGTGTAAGCGAAAGATCGCCGATCAACCCGCCGGCGTCCCGCGTGAGGTCGCCTAAGATCAGTCCCAGTGAAATCGCGTCCTTCACCGGCGATGGCGCATCGGCAATAGCGAGGCAGTGCATCACCGGTCCGCAAGGATCTTCTCCTGACCATGAATGATATATGCTGGCGACGATGTCGAGCCGTTCGCGCTCGACCTGCAGTACCGTTTTCGGAGTGTTCATCACGTGCCTCCTTTGCCGTCGTCCAGGACGGCGTCGACCAGGTCGCTCTCGGCGACGGTTTCGAGAATGGTCTGCGCCAGCGCGGCGACAGTTGTGTCGCGCCGCGCGGCATGCGGGCGCAGCTGTTTCTTCAGGTGCTCGGCGATTTCGACCGAACATTCGGCGCCGCGTTTGATCTGGCCGAAGCCCCGCTGCTTGCGCGTGCGGTCCTTCGAAGCCTCCAGCGCGGTGACGTCCTTGGGTTTGATGCCGAGCCGGCGCGCGATCGCATGCGTGTCGAGCTGCTGCGAGCGCAACGCCTCGATCGCAGCGGTCCGGCTGGGATAGCCGAGCGTGGGAATCGGCCCGGCCATTACGCGCCTGCCTTTTCCGTGGCGGCGTTGAGCTTGTCCTCGGCCTTCCGCTTCCAGGCACTGAGAAGGTTTCCGGTACCGCCGGTGCAGCTGACCGAGACGCCGGCGACGCGGAGTTTCTCCGTGTTGCCGGGCGTGTAGGAGCCTCCGAACTCGATGAGCAGGTCGCCGAGCCGGGTCTTGTCCGTCATGCGGGCGTTCTTCGACCGCTCCAGATAGGCCACGGCGCGATAGAGCGGGTCGTTGAGCAGGTTGATCCCCATCACGCACCCGCCTTCCGGTCGTCGCGCTGCGCGTTGCTCTGGGTGAGCATCTCTTCGAGAAACTTGTCAGCGAGAATCGCTTGCTGTTCGATCTCGTCTGCGAGCTGACGCAGCACACGGGTCGCGCTGTGCAACGCACCGTCGTTGGCATAGGCTCTGGCGAGCGAGGCTTGCTCGTTGATCTTGGCGGTGATGTTCATCACGCACCTGCCTTCGCCAGGTCGATCGTGACGGCGGTCCAGCCATCCGTGACCGACTTGCGCTCGTAGAAGCGGACATATTCCTTCGAACCGGTCACCCGCATCGCCTCGCGGATCGCGTCGATCGCCCGCTTCCAGCGCTCGTCCTCGATGTCGAGGCGCATCAGCATGAAGATCTCGGAGCGGTTGATCTGGCCTTCCTTGTCGGTGTTGAAGGCGCGGGTGACGATCGCGCGGATCTCGGGCCGGCTGTCCTCCGACCATTCGTTCAGGCACTCGTCGATCAGCGTCTTCGCCACCTGTAGCTGCGGCCCGAAATCGACGAAGTCGGAGACCTGCACCTGCACCTTCATCAGCCCGTCGAAGGTCTGATAGGTCCGGTTGCCCTTCTTGCCGCCCTTCTTTGCGCCGTACTCCTGGTCGAGCAGCGCGTCGAACTCGCCAAGGTCCGTCATGGTGTGGCCCCGGAAGCGGGCGATTTGCGCGGACAGCTCGCGGGCGAAACCCATGATCTTCCGCACGGTCTCGTCTTCCAGCTTGTCGGCCGGCTTGATGGTTTCGGCGGGAACGAGATTGCCTTTGGCGTCGGCCATGTAGGGCTTGCCGTTGACGATCGTGACGCCTTCGTCTTCACGCTCTTCGAGGATCACTGCTTCGGTCATGCGTCTGTCCTTTCGGTTTCGGACCAAGCATCGCGCAGGTCCTTCAGTTCTCGGGTGAGGGTGTCGAGCGCCCGGCGTTCTTCGATTGAAAACCGGGCGCGTTCGAATTCGGCGAAAGCCGCGATTGCCCTGGCAACCGGCGTTCTCAGCGGATTGATGGTTGGTTCTGCCTCCTCCACATCCCCGGCCGGCGGACTTGCAGCGAAGTTCAGCAGCGCGCGGAGTTCGGTCAGCGAGACAGCGTATTCCCCGCGATGGCCGGAGAGGACGCGCCGGGCGATTTCCGGCGCGCTGCGATCGGGAAAGCGATCATTGATCACCACCCCGAACTTGTAGAGCAGATCCTGCAGGGTCGAACCGATCGCTTCGACCTCTTGTTCGAGCTCGCGATTGGTCGCCAGTTCTTCCTCGATCTTGATGACGCCACGTCGAATGGTGGTGTGGTCGCGGCCACCGAGGTGCCTGCCGATTACCGGAAGGCTCTTAGAGGTCAGCATCCGGCAGAGGTAGTAGGCGACCATGCGGGGATGCGAGAGCGCGTCTGTCCGGCGCTGTGAGAGGAGGTCTGCGGGGCACACTTTGTAGAACTCCGCGACCACCTCCGCGATCACGGCGCAGGTCGGCTCGCCGTTGATCGCGACCGGATGGCTGTGCCCGGTGAGCGCGTTCATGCGGCGCCTCCGTCCGAGAAGGGCATCTGGCCGCGCGCCAGCGGCACCACGTTGGAGTTCGGATCCGCGATATTCGTCAGGATGGCCTTGACCACGTCATCGGCCCGGTCGGTGCGGCCTTCCCAATTCCAGCGAAGCGCGGAAAGCTCCTCCTTGAACTCCCATGCCTGGGCGAGGATCTCGTCCAGCTCGCCAATCAGCATAGCGACGCCGTCCGGGTTCGTCTGAAGGCCGCAGTCCCTGTACTTTTCGAACCGGGCGCGGAAGGCCTTGATCTTGTCGGTGAGTTCGCTCGGATGAGCGCGTCTCTGTTGGTTCCGGCTCATTGCATGGTCTCCGGTTGCTGGTGAAAGGCGGCATTCCGATCTCGCTCGGCCATGCGGAGCAACTCGCGATAGATCCCGAGTTCCGCATCGACGGCTTCAGCCAGTTGTTGGAAATCGCGCAGATGTCCGACCATCTCGTCGAACGCGTCTTCATCCACCGGGTCTCCCGGTTTGAAGCGTGTGGTCAGATTGGCGGTCAGGCGTGCGACAAGGTCGACGATCGACGGAAGGGGCGGGGGCGTATCGGCGCTCATGCCAGCCCCTCCACGTCGCGGTTCTTCCAGGCGGCTTTGAGATCCGCCAGCGTCACATCGTGGCCTTCGCCGAGTGCTTTCATCTTGGCGAGCTTCACGGTCATATCGACTTGCCTGAAGGCGCCGGGTTTCATTCCAACGCCGGTCAGAAATCGAACCTGGTCTTCGGCCGTGATGCCGCAGGCTTTGATGAACAGGCCCAGATCGCTCGAGCTGGGCATGTCGCGCCTCATGCGTTTGAAGAACCGGCTGCGCAACTGCGCAAAGGTCGGGTCGTCCGCGGTGGTCGGCGTGAAACGCGTATAGGTCTCGGTATTGCCGAGAATCGCGACGCCGCATTCATAAATATCGACGAAATGGCGAACCTCATTGACCGCGTCATTGACGAGGTTTTGAGCCTCATCGACGATCAACAGTGTGCCCGCGCCCTTGCGGCGGAGCCGATCGCCGATGCTGTATGACAGGCCGGTCGAGTCGCGCTGCCGCACGCCAATTTTCCGCGCAATTGCGTGGAGCATGGCGTGGACTGTGCGGGTATGCGGGCTGACCGTGACGAGGAAGCTGTGCGGCTGCGTTTCGCAGTAATGCCGGGCAACCGTGGATTTTCCCATGCCGGCGGCGATCGCCCCCATGACGAGGGCGGGCATGGCCTGTGCCGCGCGAAGCAGATCGGTGATCTCACCGGCAACCGCCGTATTGACGAACGGCGGTGAAGCCGGAATCGTCGCCGCGAGCGCGGCCCGCTCGTCATGGGCATCCAGCCAGGCGGCAACCTTCTCATTGATATTGTCGAAGCGGCCCTTGTAGGTGCCGCCGTACCAGCCATGGAATGTTCCGTCTGCGAGACCGATCTGGCGCGCAGCCTCGGCCTTGGTCCAGCGGTTACGCGCAGCGATCGAATTTACCTTCGCGACCTGCGTCTTCCAGGTCACATAGTCTGCTTCCGAACGTCCCGGACCGCTTTCGAACGGCCTGGTCATGTCGGGCAGTGGCCAGCTTGTGCTATTGTCGGTGCTCATGTAGACTTCCTTTGTTGGTGCCGCTTCTGCGGCGTTCTTTTGAGGCGGGTTCATTCCCGCCTTTTTCTTTGCGCCTACCCTGAACCATCTTGCGCACGTCCCGCCGACCGCACCGGCGGATCACACATCCTCGCGGCTTGCCGCCACCAGGCGCAGACCGCGTGAAAATCCCTCCTCTGCCTCTTGATCCCATTCGGCCTGCTCGACAGCGGCCGCCGCCGGGCCGCCCGCGACCGCGATGCGCGTAACCTTCGGCCTCTGCGGCTTCGGCTTCTCCGGTTCGCCGGCCGCGTAGATCCGCGCCAGCTCGTCGGCCGTGTGTTCGGTGTGGAGCTTCTGCACCGCGCGATTTGCCCGGATGAACCGGTTGCGCCGCGCCGCGTGTTCGCGGGCTTCTTCGGCATTGTCGAACTCGGTGAGGCCGATCAGCTGGGCCGCGCAGATCAGGCGGTCGCTGGCGTCGTAGACCTGGACATCCCGAGACAGATCGTCGGGATCGAAACGCACCGTCACGAGCTTGCCGGCCCACGCCGCAAGCGCTTCATTCCAGTACCGACTGCCAAGAAGACCGATCTCGCCATTGCCTTTCGAGGCGCGGATCCGCTCGCCGGCCAAAAGCCAGAGCGATCGCTGTGCTCTCGTCGGCCAGCGCACCACCGTCGAGGGGTCAGCAAGGCTTTCGGAAAAGGCCACGTCGAAGCTGCGCCCGTGGAGGTGCGCGGCACGCCGGCCGGGCCGGCCATTGTGCTCGGCCATGCAGGCATCGACATGGTCGCGCAGGGTCTCCAGCTCGATCGCCTTCGAGCCGTAGTTCTCGGGTTTCGCGTCCGGTGTGTTTCCCGTGTAGCAACCGGAACAAAGCGGATGCTTGCAGATCGTGTCGGCGAGATCCCGGAAGGCGCGCTCGATCGGCTTCGACTGGCCCGAATAGGGCGTCGTCCAGTGCACCTCGACGCCGAGCGTTGTCAGCAGGCCCTGCGGCTCTTCCTCGCGCACCTTGAACCGGTACCGGTTGGCGATGCCGCCTGTAATCCACTTCGAGGCGAAGGCGCGGCCATTGTCGGAATAGAGCATGTCCGGGATGCCGTAGCGCTCGACCATGTCGCCGATGACAAGGCGGGTAGTTTCCTTGTTCTCGCTCTCCGAGAGCCGCCAGGCGAGGAACTTGCCGGAATAGAGATCCTGCAGCGCGATCATGTAGACGCGCACCGGCTGCTCCCGGCCCGGCCAGCGCACGAACAGGTCGAGCTTGTGGCCGTCGATATTGACGGCCTGCATGGCATGCAGGTGGCCGCGCGTCCGCTTCTGCGCGGGATAGAGCGTCTTCGCCTTGTCGCGGCCGTTGCGGGCGAGCACCTGCGTTGCTTTCGGCACATCGGCGTCGAGGTGCCGGCGCAGCGCGCGTTCGGAAGGGATCGGCTTCCAGCCATGCTGCGCGGCGCCCGCCTTCATGCGGCGATAGCAGGCCGAGAAGCTCGGGCGTTCTGGCCGAAGGTAATCCGACTTGAGCGCGGCATAGGCGCGTGGGTCGCATTCGGCGCGATCTGTCGCGCCCTTGTAGTCCGGTGCGAGCGCTGCGAGGCGGTCGGCCCGCTCGACATTCGAGATCTTCGCGAGCCAGCCCTGCAGGGTCGCTGCCGAAATATCGTTTCGCTTTGCTGCCAGCCGCACGGCCGCCGTCTTGCCGAGCCCGCCACGCCTGAGCGTCTCGAAATGTTCGACGATATCCAGCCGGGTCCGGGCCGTCTGTTTATGATCGCTCGAAAGGCCTTCGAAACGCTCCCAAAGGACGCTCCGGGCGCTCTCGACTGCATCGGTGTTTTCGTTGGCCGGCGCCATGTGCGTCACCATCAGCCGCGCCTGCATGGAGCCGGGGAGCAGCGAGACGTGGTATTCCCAGCCGCCCCCGCGCGACGCCGACTTGCGCGCCTGGTTGGCACGGTTGCGCCAGCCCTCGCGCTTGGCGAGTTGGTTTATGTTCCGCTCGGTGCCTGGAAGTTCGCCAGTCGAAAGCTCGGCGATCTCGCGCGGGGTCAGCCACTCCTTCATGCGATCAACGCTCCTCCCGCGTGATGTTCACCGGGACCGAGCGCAGCGTCTTCAGCCGGCTTCCGATGGCGCGTTGTTCCTGTTGAAGCCGTGCGATCTCGGCGAGACGCGCCTCGTCGCCGCGCAGGACGAGAAGCCCGTCATCGGAAACCGCGACATCCCAGAGCTCAGGAGCGTCGATCGCCCGGACCAGCGCCTTGAAACGGACCAGCGTGATGTCCTGGTCTTTGGCCGGCGACGTGTAGGCGTCGAGCATCGCCTTCGAGAGGTTCGGCGCGTTCAGTGACTGGGCCATCTCGGATGCGATCTCGTGACGATCGAGGTTCCGATCGCTGATGGCCGCCGACATGGCGGCCTTGATCCGCAGCCGGAACCGGTCGGCGTCCAGCACGGGAGCCGCCTCGCGGCTTTCGAAAACGGCTTTGGCGAACAGATCGCCCTGGCCGGCATGGGGAGGATTACGCAACACTTGAAGCCCCTTTGTCCTGTCTCTCCTGGATCTTGCGAACGGTCTGGGCGACGTAGCCGTTGAGCTGCTCGCGCAGATGTTCGCGGTCGGCCGGCGATTCTGCGCGCCGTGCCGAAATGCTGATGCGAAGAAGAAAGCCCGCCTCGGCCCGTGTGCAGGCGAAATGGTGATCGGCGCAGAACACTGCGTCCCGACCGCCCGTTTCGGATTCGCATGCGGGGAAGCGGCAAACGCTCATGACCGCTTCTCCGGGAGCGGGATTGGCCCCTTGCCGAGCGCCAGCCAGTTGAGCGAAACGTCCAGCCCGGTCGCGAGTTTCGCAAGCGTTCCGAGCGACGGCTCGGTGGTGTTGCGCCAGGCGAGATGGCCCTCGAGCGTCCGCTTCGGCAGTTCGCACATCGCGGCCATGTCCTCGATCGTCCAGCCATGGCTGGACTTGAGATCGCGCAGACGCTCGGCGAAATCCTGGGTGGCTTGCCAGCTCATGCCGCGCCTCCAGACAGGAGTTCCACAAGGTCGATCTGGTTTGGGTCCGGCATCAGTTTGCCCCCCCCTTGACCGACTCCGCGTCCAGCGCTGCGAGCGCCGCCTCGATCTCGGCGCGGTGATCGCGCACGAAGGCGATGCGGTCTTTCGGCTTGATCCGGCCCCATGTGTCGATCAGGCGGGATCGGAGCTGGTCGGCGGTGCTCTGTTTCGGCTTCGGATCGCCGAGAGCCTCCATCATCTTGTCGAAGTCGCCCTCGACCGTGTCGAAGACCTTGGCCGCATTGGCGAGCTTCTCGGCCGGAAGCTTGGCGAGCTTCAGGAGGGCGGACTGGTTATCGGCGGCGGGTGTGCCCTGCAGGCGACGGCGAATATCGCGAGGAAGCTTCGCGCTGATTTCCTGCGCCATGTAGATGGTGCGCTTCGAGCAGCCGAGACGCTCGGCGCAATGCACTGCGAACCCTCGTTCCGCCTCTTCCTGCAGGACGTCCACGGGGCAAAGTGCAAAGTTTGCACTTTGGTCTCCGCCGCGCTTGATCTTGCCGTGCTTCTGCTCCCAGACTTCGCGATAGGTCTGCACGAAGATCGCCCGATCGAGCGCCGAGAGATCGTTGCGGAAGAGGTTCTCCTCGATCTCCATCAGCACAGCGGTCAGCTTGTCCGCTTCGACAATGATCGCGTCGATTTCGGTCTCTTCGTTTTCCGAAATAGCCTTCAGCCGGTGAGCGCCCGCGACGAGCGTGAACTTGCCACCTTTTGCGTTTGGCGTCCGTCGTACGGTAATCGGGTTGAGAAGTCCGTGTTCGACGATGGAAGTCTGGATCGCATAGACATGGTCCATGTCGACCTCGCGCAAGCGCTCCGGCACATGGATGTCAGCGATGGCAACGGCCTCAATCTTGCTCATCGTCGCCTCCGTCCTTCAGCGCTGCATGGGCGCTCTCGGCCATCGCCTCATAGGCGTCCTGGAATTCGGGGTACTGCAGGCGCTCGTCGATCGTGCGCAGCGCCCGGTTCACCGCCTCGCGGGAACGCTCCAGTTCCTCCGACACGGCGCGCTTCGGCACGTCGAAATGCTGGACGAGCAGATGCAGTGCGATCTGGCGCGCCAGGGCGGCGTCGAACCAGTGATGCGGCGGCGAGGCGATGTCCGCCTCGGAGAGGTGCGGAAAGCGGCTCTTCACACCGCGCACGCTCGCCTCGAACAGCGGCACGACGGCTTCGCGGCCGCTCATGAGATAGGTCGCCGGCGTCTCGGGTTCGGAAACGGCAGTCGATTGCGCGAGCGCCTGGAATAAAAGCGGGAACGGCTCAGTCATCAGACCGCCCTTCGGAATAGCGATCCTGTTGCTCGATCTCTGCAATCAGCAGCGCAGCGGCGCGAACGAGATCGCGGCGGCGGTTCTTGGGCTTGAGCGCATCGCCCTGCCAGGGCCACAACGCTGCCCACAGAGGACCGCCGCGGCTTACGACATAGATGTTGGCCAGATGGTGTGGCAGCGCATACACGCAGGCAGCGCGGGCGAGATCGCCCGGATGGTTCATCACGTCGTCGCCCTCGGGCGTGAAGCCTTCGACATCGACCTGCCGGACGCGCTCGGCAAACACTTCCTCGACGACGCTGCGGGTGTGGTTCGTGATCATGCCCCGACTCCCGTGAACCGGAGAGCCGCCGCCACGACCGCGACGATAGAGATCCCGATGATCGCGTAGGCGGTCAGATGCGCCTCGCGCCGCGCCCGCCTCTGCCCGGCATCGATCGCGCGCAGGTTCCGTTCGGTTTCGTCCATGTCTGGAGCGGGCGGCACGGACGCCGTACCGCGCGCCAGACGCATCACGACGATTTTCTCGGCTTCGGCGATGAACCCGTCGAAAGCAGCGAATTCGCCCGCGATATCCTCCGGCGTTTTGAAGAAGAGGCACTGCGCGCGGCGCAGGTGACCAAGCACCGCCGTTTCGGCGCAGTCGGGAAACGGCTCGGCTGGCACTCTGCCGGCATCGCTTGAATGGAGGGCTCTCATGTCAGCGCCCCCGCCTCTTTTCGACGTTGCGCCATCGTCGGCGGGCGGGAATGATCCTGGGGTGATTTCCTTCGACCGGAAGCGTGATAGCGGTCACGCCACAGCAGCTCTGGTCTGGTTCCGAGAGCGGAGGCGATCGCCCGCTCCCCCTTTCGGTTCGGCGCGCGCAATGCGTCGCGCGCCGTCCCTGGGGGGAGTTTGAAATCGCGGTCTATGTCGCTGAGCTTGTAGCCAGCTTCATACAGGCGAGCCTTGATGCGGGCGGCCTGCTCGATGCGCTTGTCGACGGCGGGCTTCGCTCCGCTCTTGGCGCTCGGATTGATCGAGTCCAT